CTAAAGAATTCTCAAAAAATGCTAGAGGCATACGGAGCTAGCTCAAGGAAAGAAATACCAATTAGATATTTGTTAATTAACCCTACGGATATAGCAACCAAAGGTTCTGTGTCTTTTAGTGGTTATGAATATTTTAAAGTTTTATCTCCTTTTGAAATTTCTAGGCTACAGAAGCCAGAAACAGAACATGAGATAGAGGTTTTCAACTCCTTGCCCGAAGATGTGCGCGAGGCTCTCAAAGCGGGTAAAAGCGCATACGCTATGACAAGGATTCAAATTAAACTTGATCCTCAGTTGTTGCATGTGGTTTTTGCGAAGAAGCAGGACTATGAGCCTTTGGCTATTCCTGTCGGTTATTCTGTTCTTGATGATCTTAATAGAAAAATAGAATTAAAAAACATTGATCAGGCAATTAGCCGTTCTATTGAAAATGTTGTGCTTCTAGTGACTATGGGTAATGAGCCAGATAAAGGCGGCGTTAATCACAGAAACTTGGCAGCTATGCAACAGATATTCAAAAACCAGAGCGTTGGTCGTGTTCTTGTTTCTGACTATACCACAAAAGCTGATTTCATAATTCCTGATATCCGAAAAGTTGTCGGTCCAGAAAAATACGAGGTTATAAACAAGGATATTGAGCAGGGTTTGCAAAATGTTCTTATCGGAGACTCAAAATATTCTGACACTCAGATTAAAATGAAAGTTTTCTTCCAAAGATTAGAGGAATCAAGGAGAGCTTTTTTAAATGATTTTATTAACCCAGAGATCAGAAGAATTTGTAAGGCTGCTGGGTTGCGTTCATGGCCAGAGGCGAAGTTCGCCAAAACTGACACTATGGATGATAACAATCTTTCTAAGTTAGCTACAAGGCTAATGGAGCTTGGTGTATTGACTCCAGAGCAAGGAATGCAGGTTGTTCACACTGGAGTCTTTCCTGATGCTAAAGATATGGAAAGCGCACAAGATAAGTTTAAAGAGCATAGAGAAAAAGGTCACTATATGCCACTTGTTAACACAATTAATTTATATGATGAGTCAACTCCGCAAGGAGGAGACCCAGAGCCAAAGGACGCTCAAAAACCTGTTTCTCCGTCAGGGGGCAGACCTATTGGAGTTTCCAACTCTTCTTATTCAAAGAAAAACATAGTAGAGGCTACTAAAAGAATAAATGAATTTGAACTATTAGCTTTTAGAGAATTCGCTTCTAAGTTTGGTCTAAAAAGAATGTCTAAGAAGAAAAAAGAAATGGTTGCTCAAGTTTGCGAGTCTATTGTTATAGCAAAAGACGCTGTAGATTGGGAGCCAACTTTATCTGAAATAGTAGAAGATTTAGACAAACTTACATCTCTTGCGGTTAACAAAAAAGTTCTTGAATTAGGGTGTCAGCATCAACTAGATGACTTAGCTTCTGCAATTTTATATCATTCAACTCAAATTTCTGTGTAAGAAAAGATATGTCATTGGATGATTTTAACATTTGTTTGTTTGAAGGTAAAGTAAGAGAGATAAAAGACGAGGAGTTTGAATTATTTGGCCTTTCACAAGGAGCTATCCAAGAAGCAGCAGAATCTCTGTTGCCTGAAGGTTTCGACCCAGATCAGAATATCGACGTTTTACCTGTTGTCTTTAATTTAGCAAAAGTTAATGAATTCAACAAAAATGGCGATGGCATTGATGCAAAAACTGCAATAGCTGCTATAAAACGATTTATCAATAAGCCGATTAACATCGAACACAAAAAAGATAAAATCGTCGGTCACATGATTAATGCGTCCTTCTCTGAACGAGAGTTTGACTTTAAAAATAACGATATTGAATCTTACGCCGATAAAAAAGAGCCGTTTTATATGAATGCTGCTGGCTTGATTTACAAGTCTGTTTATCCACAGCTAGCAGAAGCTATTGAAAATGCTTCAGAAAAAGATGATGAAACCTATCAAAGTATTTCTACTAGTTGGGAGTTAGCATTTAAACAATTTGAAGTTGCTGTAGGGTCTAAATTTTTAGAAGATTCTACTATTGCGACAGGTGCCGAAAAAGAAGACCTAAAACAATATGTCAAGGGTTTAGGTGGGAAGGGAGAAGATCCTGATGGTAAACCTGTTAACAGATTAATTGTCGGTCAAACTTATCCATTAGGAGCGGCGTTAACAAGAAACCCTGCCGCTGCCGTAAGGGGTGTTTATACAAGTAAAGAGGAGGATAAGGATAAAAAAATAGAAAAAATTTCCCGAAACGCTAATATTAATGTAAAGTCTGACAAATTAAAAAACATTTTTAATATGGATAAAGAACAATTCGACCAACTTATTACTCAGTTGTCCAAGAGCGTTGCTTCCGCAGTGAAGGAAGGCTCTGAGGCTAAAACTGTTAGCGAGACTATCCGCGATACTCTCGTAGAACACAACGAGTCTTGGACAGCCAAGATGGACGTTGAGAGGGAAGCTAAGGCGCAAGCCGAGGCAGAGCTTGAGGAGATGAAAAACTCCTTTAAGCAGACGAAAGAAGAACTCGATGCCCTTAAGAGCGAAGTCGAAGCAAAAGCTGCGGTCGATCTCTTTAATGATCGCATGAACTTCATTGACAATGACTATGACCTTAATGAAAAGGAAATGGCTCTTGTCACCGCTGAAGTTAAGGAGCTTGGTTCTTCCGAAGAAGACTTTAATTCCTACAAGGAAAAACTTAGCGTTATTTTTGCTCATAAGCTTAAAAAGAATATTGAGGCTCAAGAAGCTGAAATCAAAGCTCGCATTGACGAAGCTGTTGCTAATCGCGAAGAAGGCGAAGAGGACGGCGACCCAGAAGAGGGCGAAGATGAGGAAGCAGAAGAGGCTCCAGAAGAAGCTTTAGAAGCAGAAGGAGACGAGGCAGAGGCTTCTCTCCCCAACAATAACGGAAACGCTAGTGAAAAACTTTCTCTCATCGAGAAGCTCAAGGAGAGCTTTGAGGTAGAGGTATCTTAATTCAACAATTAACTAATCATGGCTAACGAAATCACACGTTTATTGCCCTTCCGTCAATATGACGAAAATGATGTTATCAATTTCTATTCATATGATTTGGAAACGGGCGAAGCGGGTTCTCTTGTTAAGGTAAGCGAAGCTAACCTTTCAAATGAGCCTGTCAAATATGTCGAAAGAACTGATTCAAATTCTTACGATAATACTTTGGGCAACGGTCTTTCTCTTTACCCTGAAGTTCCCTACAAGGTTACTAAGGTAAGTGCTACAGGCGGTGGAACCCAAGTGCTGGGAATCATGTTACGGGATGTCCGTAGCAAAGATGAAAATGGAGAGAACCTTCTTTACTATCCAGAGAAGAAGGAAGAGCTTCAATGTGTTGTGTCTGGCGAGGCAGTTCCTGTCGCCACTAGAGGATTATTCACTATCAATGTTAAAGGCTTAGCCGATGGAAAAGTTCCTGCGATCAATTCCTTCGCTTTGCCATCTGTTAACGGAACGATCACTGGTGTTTCACCTTCGGATGCTACTCACCACATCAAACACTCTCACAAAGTTGGAGTATTCATCGCAACTGGTAACAGGGTCTCTGGCCCAACTACTGATGCGTTCGCTGGTCCATATGCAATCCTTAAACTTGAATGCTAATTTTTTACGATCATGAAAATCACAATTAAAAGAACTGAAGATCAGTTGGCCTTAATTAAGGCAATGGGATCTAATAATCGTGAAGAGGCTTACGAGGCTCAGGCGGCGGTTGCCGATTTTATCGGACCAGTTGTCTCCGAGGTTATCAACAACGCTCCAACTGTTGGAAATCTGTATAGCACAATTTCCTATGGAGAGGATGACAATCCGTCTTTACCTCTGGATCTTTTCCACGATATCACTGATGAGAACTACATTCAGGTGTATTCTCAGCAGGTCGCTGGTGGTCTTCCTTACAGTCAGGTCTTCCCTGCTCACAACGAACTCAAATTTCAGACTTACACTCTGGACAGTGCTCTTGCGTTTGATCGCAAGTATGTCCGTAGTGCTAGGACTGATGTTGTCAGCAAGACTTTCACTAGGATGGCTCAAGAAGTTATGCTCAAGCAGACTAAGACCGCGTTTAACGTGCTCGCAACTGCTTTGGTAAAAGGTAAGGGAACAAACAATACCGCAGGTAATCAGATCATCGCATCTGAGTCCGAAAATCGTTTTGTCCTTGCTGACTTTAACAACTTAATCACTAAGAGTAAGCGCATTAATAGCTCATGGAGTGGAGGCACTCCTGTAGGTGGCGTTAAAGCTGGAATCTCTGATCTTCTGGTTTCCCCAGAAATGGTCGAGGAACTCCGTGCTATGGCTTACAACCCTGTCAACACTGCTTCGGCTCCTTACACGGATTCTGTTAAGGATAGCCTTCCTGCTCCTGAGGCTTTGCGTCAAGAGCTTTACAGTGCTGCTGGTCTCCCTTCCTTCTACGGAATCAACATCATGGAGATCAACCAGATGGGTGTCGGTCAACTCTTCAACAAGCTCTTCGGTGCTATCGTAGCTTCTGAAGGTGCTACCGTTGCAGGTGGTGGTGGAGGAACTTGGTCTACCGCTGCTGATGAGATTCTCATCGGTATCGACCGCAGTAAGGATGCTCTTATCCGTCCTACGGTTATCGGTGAAGGAACTCCTTCTGACTTCCAAGTGCTCGTTGATGACCAGTTCTCTGTTCGCCAGAACAAGATTGGTTACTACGGTAAAGTTGAAGAGGGACGCATCTGTGTAGATGACCGTGCTCTTATCGGACTTGCCGTATAAGCGACCTTATGTCACTCTAAAGAGAGTCGCCCCCTCACGGGGGCGGCTCTTTTTTTTGATATTTTAAAGAAAAAACTTATCATATATTATGAGCAAGAAAAAACCTGCTAAAAAGATGACTGCTAAAAAAGAAGAGGAAGTAGTGGTTTCTAAGGGCGTTGAAGAAAAACACCTAGAAGAGTTTGAAGTAGTTGACGGAAAAGATAGAGACGCTTTTGAGAAAGAGATCGAAGAGATTAAGGAATTAGAGGAATTGTTAGGTATGCCTCAAATGAACCCCTACGGAACTCTTAATAAAGAGGTTTTTAAGCGCAAGTTAGAGGACTCCTCGGCTTCTGAATTAACAGATTTAGCAGCTAGGCTCGGGCTACCTAGGGAAAGAAATATGAAGTTGCTAAAAGACTCTATTCTTAAATCTTTTGATTTTTACGCTGTAAAACACAACGTAACCGTCCAAGGCCAAGCTAAGCCAATTATAGATCCAAGTTCCCCAGATTACGAATCTACTGTAAAGTTATTTAAGGAATAACTTTATGAATGATCTTGGTAGGATAGCCAGCGGAATTGTTACTTACGATTTCCCGAATGATACGGGGACGTATAATATTGGCTTTGTTTCTGGTTGGTTAGAAACCAACATAGGAGAACTGAATGGATTAATTCATGAAGAGTTCTCTATAGATTCTACTGGGGCTGTGAGGTCGGCTGATACAGGGCTTGCTCCTGTTGAGGAGAATATATGGGCGACTTTATATGAGTTGTATTATTATCAAAAATCCTCAAGAGAAGCTCTTAGGAGTTTCACTTATTCCGACTCAGTTGATTGGATCACTTTAAAAGAAGGGGATACTACAATACAAAGACAGAACAAAAATTCTGTGTCTAAAACCTATATTGATTTATCTAAAGAAGCTAACGAAAGATTAGATAATCTTCTTTATCAGTATAACTACCAAAAATCTTCTCCTGTTCAGGTCGCTGGGACAGACGGAACGACAAACCTTTCTGGAGTTTTAACATAGTATGGCTTCTCTGTTAACAGACGCAGAAAAATCGGCGGTTCAGTCGGCGCTGAGCGACATGCATGATACTTTTGCTAGGAACATATATGTGTATGTAGAAGAAACCTCCTCTGTCCCTGTAGAGCTTAATTATAACCCTTTATATGGCAGAAGGAAAAACACTGCTAAAATATCTTCAGAGCAAACCTTAACTAAATATACATACTCTGCTCGTATTTTTTACAAAAACGAACATAAGGAAGATATTGTTGATGGAAATGGCCAGATGAACTTAATGGCATCAGAGGGGCAAATTAGAATTAAGGTGAAATCTGATGCTTACGAAAAAATAAAAATTTGCTCTAGAATCGAAGTTGATGATCAATTGTATATTGTTGATGGAGATGCAAAAGTTATAGGACCATTTGATGCTCAGTTTTACTCTATATTTTTAAAACGTGAGAACTAATGGGAAGAGGATCTTTTATATCAGCATCAAGACCTGTAGTAACTGTTAACGCAAAAGAACTTTTAAGAGAGTTAACAGTAGACAGGCCCAATTCATCTAGAATGGGGATGGCTCTTAGAAGGGTTATAGAGCCAAAATTACAAGAAAGGCAAAAAGAACTTAGCTCTAAATTTGAAGCTCATCCAATTACTGTAGAGTTAAGCGCGGGGCCAAGATCATCTAATATAAGTGGGACATTGGGAGGTTACGGAAACCTTTATTCATTCATAGGATTCTCTGAAGGAGAGCGGCCAACGGATGTTATCTCTAGAATATTCAGAGAAAAAATAAAATTTAAAGTAAGAAGAACAGGGAATACAGGTAGATATAAGGTGACTTTTTTCATACCCTCTGTAGATGAAATATATAATTTAACTCCTATTCCGTGGATGACTGGGAAAAGCTGGGCCAAAGCTATGGAAGAAGGGGGTTTGACTAACTTGGGTCAATACCTATTTAGCTCTACTGGTTTTGGTGTTTCAAGGGCTGGGACAGGTATACAGGCCAAAAATAGATCTTCTGGTGTAAGTTTTAGTAGGATGCCTTATATCGGCAAATTAATTAACGATTTTAAAAAAAGCTTACTAAGATTAGATAAATGAAAGCTCAATTTGATCAGAATATTCTATCGAGTTTTTACTTGTGGTTTGAGAACCGCTTGTTGAATTCTAATTCAAAAGCTTATCAAATAGATCTCAGCAACGCTTTTACCTCAGGAACCTTTCCTGATATACCCGCAACTCACATAGCTTTTCAGGGGAAGTATCGTCAGTTAGTAGCAGAGCATAATATAGATAATCCAAACTCTGGATTTTTTTTAGGGGATGGTTTTGTAACTGGTAATTATGACGAGAACGGAGGAGTTTTTACAGATTATGATAATGGTAGATTAATTTTTCCCCAAGCCTCTGGAACTGTTATAGGTAGCACCGCTCTTACTGCAAATTCTACAGTAAAAGAAGTTAATACTTATATCACAAATGATACGGATGCTCAAACCATCCTGCATTCAGATTTTAAAGATAGCGCAACAGAACTTCCTTATCAATACGGTCAAACAGAGCAGTATGATGAGCAGACTTACTTTCTTCCAGCTTGCTTTATTTCTGTTGCATCTTCTGATAATACAGAATTTTCTTTTGGTGGTGAGGAGGACACTAGAACAAGAATGCGGGTCATGGTTTTGTCTTTTGATAATTACACTTTAGACTCTGTGCTTTCTCTGTTTAGGGATACAGTTAGGAGAGATATTACTCATATTCCATATGAAGATTTTCCATATGGTTTTTCTTTCTCGCTAAAGGATTACCCATATAGTTATGACAATCTAGTTGCTGCTCAGTCAAGCCCAGTAAAGTCTCACATAGAGGAGGTTTCTGTCTCTAAAATAGTCTCAGAGAGAATTAGGGAAAAATTAAATAAAAATATATCAATTGGTTATATAGACTTTGAATTATGCACTTATCGTTTCCCTAGGCAGTAAATCCGTGTAAGAGAGTGTAAACATTCACACTTTTAATTAAAAAATGGCTTCTTCACAATCTAGAACGAGAATAATCTCACAAAGTAAAGCGGTATATGTGTCAAACACAGGTTTGATTGGCGACTTGAGTGCTGGTCTAAAGGCAAACTCAGGCGTTAAACCGCCCCAGCTTCATCGTGTTGATACTTTTTCTTTTGATATTGATATTGCAGGTGGACGGCAAGATATCAGAGAATTTGGTCAATTAGCGCGAATCGGAACAATCACTCTCGGTGATTTAAACCCCTCTTTTTCACTTGGATACTACCTTGGAGATGGGGAGAATGAATTTAACTTAGGGTTCCAAACAAACGGAATCACAGACTCTTCTACTCTCAAGAGTCAATTTATTTCTGGTATTCTTGCAGAAGCTCCAAACAAAAGGGAAAAGAACTTGTATGTGCTGACTAGCGCAGAAGGCAAGGACGCTTTCGCTACAGATGGAAGTAATGCTGGCATGACCGATGCTCAACGTCTTGACACAGGAAATAAAGGACTTTTGTTCGGATCTTTTATTGATAATCCGACAGGGACATACACTGCGGCAGAAATGGCTAGTCAAGATGTTGTATCCTTCGGAAACTGCAACTTTGAGAGCTATACAGTTAATTTTGCTGTTGGTGAAATCCCAAGGGTTGATATCGAAGGAACAGCAGAAAACATCACTTTTGATACTGCTAACTCTGGTATTTATAATCCAGCTTTGAATAAAGCAGGAGGCAGGGCTGATACTGGTCAGCTTATGCTTGGAACTCCTAGCACTGGTAATATGGATGTCTTGGTTCTTCGCCCAGAAGATGTGACACTTTCCTTTAGTGATGGAGACTTCACGTTTGGTGGAACAGATTTAACGGACATGCATGTCCAAAGTGCTTCTATCGAGGTTCCTCTTTCAAGGACTCCTATCGAAGCTCTTGGTTCGGCTAAAGCAGTCGCTAAACCACTTGACTTCCCAATTAATGTTACAATGTCAGTGAGTGCGCTTCTTAAGAATATTAGCGCAGGACAAATTGACAAAATTTTAACTGGTAATGCTGGTAATGAAACAACAAATATTACCTTGAAGGTTAAAGGCGAAGATGGGTCTGAAAAGCATAGATACATCTTGCAGAAAGCAACCTTAGATAATCAGTCTTTCTCGGTTGGTTTAGATGATAACGAAACTATTGACTTAACCTTCTCTACTCAAATTGGTGGAGATAACCAAGTTGATCAAGGTTTCTTCTACTCTGGTGCTTGCACGGCGGGAGGAGTTGTTAATCTTCCTGAAAACTATAGCACATCATTTGGGGGTAAAAACTACCCACAAGGGTTCTACTATCAGAAGAACAATAGTAAGGGAGTATACTCCTCCGATGATGGAGCAGGTTCATAAGGCTTAACCCCAAAAACCCTTATATATAAAAGCCCCGCAGAGATGCGGGGCTTTTTTGTGTAAAGTAGTGTATGGCGATAAATAGAGTCCATTCTAGTGAAGCTCAGCTTTTTGTAGGTGATCAGCGGATACCCGCTGTTAACTCGCTAGATATAAGTTCTTCTAAAGAAATTGAATACATACCTAGGCTTGGTGCTGGGCATTCGGTCGAAGGGGTTCTTATGCCAAATCAAAATAGCACATTGAGTTATGGCATAACGCTTACGACTGGGGCCACAGGAATAGATCCTTTTTATAGCTATCAACAAATGCAGTCTGGATTTTTATCTACTGGCAGCTTTGAGTTTAAAGTTAAAGATTTGGCTGGGGTTGAAACAATATCAGGAGCTTCTTTAACAAGCTACAGCTTAAATGGGAGCGTGGGTAGTGTGGTTGCTGGAAATTCCACCTATGTGGGAGACGGCGCTATTTTTACTCCAAATGGAGCGTTAGAAAGAAAAGATCAAAGCAAAGACCTCTTTGACGGCTTCTTTTCACCTAAAAAAATAGAAGTAACAACTACGACTAATGGCGAGGAGGGCATTAGTTCTTCTACTTTACATATACAAGATTTCACTATTAATGTCGGAATAGACAAGGTTCCTATAACCAGATTAGGGACTAGGGTTCCAATAACAAGGTTCCCCACCTTACCTTCTCAGGGAAGCTTATCATTTAATGTAATTAAAAATCAAGTAACGGGGTTAGATTTATCTTCTTTAATTTGCGAGAGTGGGGTAATTAAAATTGATTTAAAAGATATAAACGATAACTCTGTATTAGATTTTGTTACTAGTGGGTGCTGCTTAGAAACAGTGGATGAGAGCACTTCTTTAGATGATAATACAACATTAAGCTTTAATTACTATTTCCCAATAATACAATGATTGAAACTGGAAGTTTACCTCAATATCAAAATTCTGTTCACAGGATTTTAATAGATGTTGATAGTCCTTTAAGTGGTTTTGAACTCCACTTAATGGAAACAGGTAGTGGAGCGGGAGCTTTTAAAACAGCTAATTTGGTCACCTTTTCTGGGCAGGAGGGCTACCTATTTGATCAGAGCGGAAACTTCTTTGGGGGCTATCAAAGCGGATCTCCTTTTGAATTAAGTGTTTTTTACGATCACTCAAATAGGACTTTTTCTTACTATCATGACAATAAGTTTATTGCGAACAGTTTGGATGTAACTGGCGCTTCGGTATTAGATACTGGAAACGTAAATTTTATAATGTTTGATAAGCACGGAGACTCTTCTGTTTCTGTCGTCTCAAGTGGAACTATAGGTTGATATTATCTTTTTTATTTATATAATAATAAAATGAAAGAGATATATTCATTCGATGTCAAAAGGGAGGTCCAAAAAGAAGTCCCTCACATTAAGAAAACCAAGGACGGTCCTGTAGAGACAACAAAGAGGGTTAAAAAAACTATTAAAAACAAGGTTATCTTTACTAAACCATCTATATCTCAGATGGAGGATGCCGACTTTTATTATGGCCAAAAATACAATGAGTTTATCAATGCTGGCTTCTTGACAAGAGCTATGCTTGCTAAAAAAATGGGGGACATTGGGGGTATGACCTCCAAAAAAATGGAAGAACTCATGAGTGAGTTGGTTGCGGAGAATATAGAAGCTGCAAAAACTATACAGTTTTTTGGTGGTAGCAAAACACTAGATGAAGAGCAAAAAA